GTCCGCGCCCGATGGCCGGTACAAGCGCCTGAACACGTCGACGGCGAAGGACTCGGCAGCCTGGCGCGACTTCCGCCGCGTCGTCGAGGGCTCGCCCGTGTGGCGCTTCGCGAAGATGCTCGGCACCGCGAACCCGCTCGTGTCGCCCGAGCACTGGGCTCGCCTTCGCGCCGGTGGCATGACGCAGCGCGAATGGGACCGCCGCGTCCTCGCCCTCGACGTTCCGCCCGAGAAACAACTCTATTACAACTGGCGACGCACCAACGACGACGGCACGCCGGCCAACCTGATGCCGATCCCGATCGGCGCCGTCGACGTGACCGCCGACGTCCTCGCGTCCTACGGGCGCCGCATCGGCGTTCTTGTCGGGCATGACCCCGGCACGCTGCAACACGTCTCGATGTTCTTGAAGGCGTACAAGTTGACGCCTCGCGATCGTCACTATCGGTGGTTCGTCGTCGACGAGGTGACCAGCCCGGAGTCGACGGTGCGAGCCCATGTCGCCGACGTGCTCAAGCGCCTCCAAGAGCACCACGGCTGCAACCTCACCGACTGGAAGGGGCGCCCGTCGGAGTCGTCGCCCGTCGCGCTCGTGCGCATCGACCCGCACACACAGACCGGCACGGAGCACCCGGGCCGCGACCTCTATACCGTGTGGCGGCAGTTCGGCTTGATCGCTCTCGCCGCCGCGTACCAGCCGGGCACGACGAAGCCGCAGACGATCAAGAAGGAGTCGCGCTTCGACCTGATGAACGTCTTGCTCTGCGACGACGTCGGCGGCGCCGAGCGGCGCTTGCTTGTCGCGTGCAACGACCGCGGAGCGCCCGCGGCCCCGCGCCTCGTCTCGGCTTTTGAGTCGTTGGAGCGCAACGAGGCCGGCGAGGGCGAGGCGGACGGCAAGGGCAAGGGCGATCTCTCGCACTGGCCCGCCGCGGTCGGCTACGCAGTATGGCAGGTGGAACGCCCGCGGATCGAGAACGCGGCACCGCGGGAGGCGCAGTCGTGACGGTTTCGATCCTCGAGTCGCTGACCATGCTTCCCGACGGCGGGCGCGGGATCGCGCTCGGCATGGATGAACTCGGCGCGTTTTTGCGTGACCGCCTCGGCCTTCTCTCCGAGGACGAAAAGCAGCGCAACGGGCGGCACGCGCTGCGAGACGAGATGTTCCGCGACGGCGGCGATCGGTACATGGCCGACGTCGTCTTGCCCGACGTCTTCGAGGATCCCGAGGTCTTGCGCAAGCGCCGCGCGGTGGTGCCGCACGCGAAGTTCTCGAACTGCCTCAAGCGGATCGTCGTCGAGATGTCGACGGTCTACGCCGAGCCTGCGCGCCGCACTGTCGGAGGCACCGACGAGAACCAAGCCCGCTACAGCGCCGCCGTCGAGGAGTTGAACCTCGACGAGCAGATGGGCGCGGTGAACGAACTCCTCAACCTCCACCGCGCGCTGTTCGTCGCTCCGCGCGTCAAGGTCGACGCCGAGGGCGCGGTGTCGCTGGCCCTCGACATCGCGACGCCGGCGACCACGCGCCTCGTCTGTCATCCGCTCGACCGCACGCAGGTCGTCGCGATCCTCGTGCGCGTTGACATGCCGATGGCCCGCAACCCGTTCACGCGGTCGCCAGCATGGCAGCTGTGGAGCGACCACGAACAGATGTACCTCGACGATCGGCTCAACCCGATCGACGGTACGCACGTCGCGCACGGCATCGGCTCCACACCGTGGGTGCCGCTGACCTACAGCCCGATCGCCATCCCCGGCTTCTGGCCCGGTCGCGACGGTGACGATCTGGTCGCGGCTCGGGTGACCGAGTGGTTGACCGACGTCCTGATGATCAAGGAAGCCAAGAGCAACAAGAAGGTCCCGGTGGTGTCCGGCGACACGTCGGCGATGGCCCGCAACCAGGCCGCTGACTCCGAGGTACCGATCAGCGCGCCCGAGGGTGTGTCAGTGACCACCGTCGACATGGGCACCGACCCGGCGCCGTTTATCGCGACCAGCAACCACGCCCTCGAGCGCACCGGCAACAACCACGGCCTGAGCATGGGCGCGCTCACCCACCAAGGTGTGCAGTCCGCCGAGGCGCGCGAGATCATGCTTGCCCCGGTCCGCGAGCGCCGCCGGAAGCAGATCAAGATCTTTCGCCGCTTCGAGCGCCGCTTGGCGGTCGTCTTGTCGCGCGTCCTCGCTCGCTACGCCCCGTCGATGGCGTTCGATCCAGTCGACTGGCGGATCGACTTCGGCGAGGCCGCGGTCCTGTTGTCGAAGCGCGACCGCCTCGACATCTTCGAGAGGGAGCGCCGCCTCGGCCTCACCAACACGATCCGTTTCAAGATGTCGGAGAACCCGGACATCGACGACGCGCAAGCGATGGCCGAGATGGTCGAGGACGTCGCGATCGAGACGATGCGCAACGAGCTGATGCGCCCGTTGCAGGCGATCGCCGGCTCCACCGGCGCCGAGATGCCCGACGCCGCATCCGGCGAGAGCGTGCCTATCTCGCCGCCGCCGGGCCCGCCCGACCTGTCGTGGGTCGAGGAGGTGGTCAATGCCGCTTAGCCCTGCCCAGCGCGAGCGCGTAGCGGCCGAGGCCAAGCGCCGCGGTGTCGACCCGGAGGCTGCGATCGCCGCGGCAGAGAAGGCCGCGCGCCCGCGCTCGTCGCCCGATGACTCCCCGTCCGCCGACGACGCGCCGCCGCCCGCGCCCGCGAGCGACGCCCCGGCGCGACCGATCGCCGATCGACTCCTGATCGGGTTCCTGCCCTTCATCCGCGTGCGCGAGCTGCGCGCGAACTGGCTCGGCCTCGACGAGCGGATCGCCGACGACGATCTGACCTGCGGCGAGTTCCAGGCCAAGTACGGCGGCAAGCCGATGCCGGTCGCACCCATCGATTCGCCTCCCGGCGGCGCATAGCCGGGACTTCGGGGACGACGCCCGCAACCGGTCGGTCACGAGAGAGGACGCCTTCATGGACCCCGACGACACCGCAACGACGCCAAGCAACGCCCCGGCTGCCGACGCGCAGCAGCCACCGGTCGCGCCTGCGCCGACCTCGTACACCGAGGCCGACCTGGCCGCTGCCGTCAAGCGCGCAGAAGACGCAGCGTATGCCAAGGCCCGTCGCCTGTTCGCCGACAAGACCAAGGAGACCTCTCGCCCCGCCGAGCCACGCAACGACCAGCCGACCGCCCCACGCCAAGAGATGGACGTGGCCGCGCTTGTCAGGGCCGAGACCGCCAAGGTTCGCACCATCGAGCGCGCCTTGTCGGCCTTCGACCTGACCGACGCCGCCCGCTCCATCCTCGAGGCGGACTTGGACGCCGCGAACCCCGCCGACCCGTCGGCGTGGATCGCGCAGCGCGCCGAGGCGTTCGGGCTGCCCCGTCGAGGCTCGGTGCCGCAGAAGGCCGCGACCACCGCCACCAACAACGCATCACCGGCGCCGAACGCGCCACCCGCTCCGATGCCGGGCTCCCCGCCCGCCGCCCCTCGAGTCACCGGCGACACACCGCTACTCCAGATCATGCGCCGCGACCCTGCCGCACTGGCTGAGTTGCAGCGCAACCCCGCGGAGTACTCGCGCCGGCTGTTCGAGGAGATGCGCGGCACCCGGGTTGTCACGCGTCGGGGCTGAAAGACGAGACGATGGCCAACGAGACCACGACCGCGACCCTCGACGACATCACCCACGCGTCCCTGATCGGGCCGTTCCTGATCCGCGCGCTCTCCGAGAAGCCGGGGACCTACGTCCACGGCAAGGAGTTCGACCTCACGCGGGCCCACGCCTCGCCGGCGATCAAGATCCCGGCCGAGACCGCGTGGTGGGGCAGCGCCAACGACGACGGCGCCGGCGTCGACACCGAGTGGGACGCGACGCAGGGCACCGACCTCTCCAACACCGCGGTCAGCACCGGGGCCGGTGTCACCATCACCCCGGGCGAGTTCGGCGTCCTGATCGAGCTGGCCGACAACGTCGGCGAGGACTCGGTCAGCGCGATCGACGTCTTCAACTGGATCCAGGAGCGCATGCTTCACGTGATCAGCCTGGCGATCACGGACGACTTCATCGCGCTCTACGCCAGCCTCTCGAGTACCGTCGGCACGTCGGGCTCTGACCTCACCGTCGCGCAGCTCATCGCCGCGCAGCAGGGGCTCCGCACCCGCGGTGTCGACGCCGACGCGCTGGTCTACGTCCTCGACAACCAGCAGGTGAGCGACGTCGAGTCCGCGCTCTCGGCGGCGTCCACCTCGGTCGCGACCTTCGCGCTCTCGGCGGACCGCCTGATCAACTACGCGCCGACCGCCGACAACGGCATGGGATCGACGCGCCAGGTGATGACCTTCCGCGGGATCCCGGTCTACGCGACCGGCCTGACCGACACCGCCAACACCGCGGCCGACGTCGTGGGTGCCTGCTACGCGCCGTCGACGGCGTACAACGACACGAGCGGCGCGACCACGTTCGCGAGCGTGTGGAAGCGCATGCCGCGGATCGAGCTGGACCGCAACGCCGAGGGCCGCGCCACCAAGATGGTCATGACCGCGCGGTGGGGCGGCGGCGAGATGCAGGACGGCGCCGGCACCGCGATCATCACCGACGCCTGAGCCACCTGACACCGACGAGAAAGAGAGCCGACGATGGCCGAAGCATCACTGTGGGTCCGAGAGAAGTCAGTCCCGGGGCGCAAGGTCGCCGCGGTCGAGTGGAACCGCGAGACCCGGTCATGGGAGCGCGTGGTCGATGACCTGGGCAACCCGGTCAACGAGCGCGTTCCGTCCTTCGGCTTCGTCGGCACTCCGTCGACGGTGCTCAAGCCGATGCCAGGCGCGAACCGCCGAGCGACGCGCTTCATGCACATGGACGGGCACATCACCTCGTCGCCGCTGATCAGCGCCGCCGCGTCGCAGCCCGACAGCTCGTCGTACGCGGACTACACGCGGGCCAAGGCGAAGCACTTCGGGTGGGTCGAGTACGGGCACTGCCCGCTCGAGGATCACCAGTCGGACCGCGAGGGCTTTGCGATCCAGAAGCTCGTCGCCAAGGAGAACCGCGAGGCCGCCGCCAAAAACGATCGGTGCCGCCACTGGTGGACCGGCGGGCCGATCGCCAACTCGGTCCCGTGCCGCCACTGGCTGGCCGAACTCGACGCACGGCGCGACCTGCGCAACCGCGACGACAAGGCCAAGGCGCAGGCCTTCAAGTCCGAGGCCGAGAAGCAGACCACCGCGATCGCCGACCTTGTGCGCACCGTCGCCGAGCGCGCGATGCCGGAGACCCGCGCCGAGGCCGTGGCGCCCGCGCCGAAGGGTAAGGGGGGCTGACGCGTGCAACCGCTGACCGGCCGCGCCCTCCGCGATCGCACGATCCGCGACTACCGCCGCACCGCCGAGCGCGCCGGGCAGGTCGTCGACGCGCGCGAGATCGAGCGCCTGGCGATCCATGACTGCCAGGTCTACGACGCGGTGATGCGCGAGGCGCGCCCGGTCGGCGAGGCGAAGCCTGACCCCGAGGCCGAGGCGAAGCGCGAGGCCGCCCTCGATGAGATGGCGGCGGCCGAGGGCGTCGAGATCGACCACGGCCAAATCAGCTACCAGCGCGCGCCGATCAGTCGCCTGCACACGAGCCACGTCCCGACCTCGCGAGCCGCCTACGCCACCGCGCGGATCCAGCGGATCATCTCGGGCGCCACCGCCGACCGCAACCCGGTCGTGGCCACGTCGACGTGCGAGATCCCGCACCTCGCCCTCGAGGTCTATCGCCTGTTCGCACAGGTCGCGACCCGAGGTCGCAAGCCGCGACCCGGCGACGAAGCGAACCCGTACCACGGGCGTAGCAACGCCGACGTGTCGCGCATGATCGACCGCGCGGTTGAGGACATCTGCGACCAGTCGTCTGGTCGCCTCGGTCCGTGGTGGGTGCCCAAGTGATCGCGGCGCAGGACATCCAGTTCGGCGTCGCCGGGCAGGTCTTGATCCTCGACTGCGAGGACGGGCGCCCGGCGTCGGTGACGTCGGTGTCGGTCTACGGCGCGACGTCCGGCGACGCGACCACGCCCGAGGTTGCGACCACCGGATCGGCCGCGGTCGAGACGTCGCCCAACACGACGCTTTCCGCCGCGGCCGGCGCAGGCGTCAACCCGGCGACGCTGACCGTCGCGTCAGCCACCGGGATCGCGGTCGGCCGCACGTACCGCCTGACCTCGACCACGGGCGCTCTCGAGGACGTCGCGGTGGCCTACGTCAGCGGAACCACCGTCGGGCTACGGTCGCCGCTGATCAACGACTACCCGACCGGGTCCACGCTGGTGACGTGCCGCGCGTCGATCGCGCTGTCCACGTCGTGGGTGTCCGAGGCCGGCAAGCTGTCGCCGGCCTGCGACCCCAACCCCTACTGGCGGGCCCGCTGGGTCGTCGTCGACGCGGCCGGCGCAACGCAGGTCTACGATCGCCACTTCGACCTCGTGCGCTACCCGGCACGCCACGGCGTGCGCCCGTCCGACGTCGAGGCCCGCTTCCCCGGCTGGCTCGACTCGCTTCCGATCGACTGCCGCGCCGACCAAGGGCGCAGCCTGATCGATCGCGCCTTTCGCGCCGTGCGCTTCGATCTCTACGCCGACGGTCGCGCCGACCAGGGGATCCGCAACGCCGAGCTGATCGCCGAACTGACGATCACGCGCTCGGCCTTGCTTGCCGTCGAGGACGCGGTCCTGGCCGGCGCAACGGTCGACCCGGCCCGCCTCAAGCTGGCGTCGCACGTGTATCGCCAGCGGTACGAGCAGACCGTGCGCGCGCCCGTGGCCCCCGTCGACACGACGGGAAGCGGAGCATATTCAAAGGGCCGCCCGGCCCCGCTGTGGAGGTCCTGACATGGGGATCATCGTCACCGGCTACATCGCCCCGATGCGCGCCGAGGACTGCCTCTTGGTCCCGACGACGGCCGCCCGAGGCGAGTCGCGCCCCGTCTTCGACTTGCAGGCCGCCAAGGACCTCGCTCGCCGTCGATGCGGCACCGCCGCCGAGGCCGCGGTAGGCCGCTCGCTCCTGTCCAACGTCGACCGCGGGCGCAACGCCGACGCATGCGCCCAGGCCATGCGCGAGATCTTGGACCTGGCCGAAGGCGTTCTGTCGGAGTCGCCGAGCCCGACCGCGGTTGCCGCCGCGCGCCGCATCACCTCTCCTTCGTCGCCGCCGCCCTCGGTTCTTCTGTCGCCGTCGCGGTCGGCGCGTCCTCCGGTGTGGCCGTAGCCGTGGCGGTGTCCCTCGGGGCCGACGCGATCACGACCACGACGATCGGGGCCGTGCGCGCCGCGCTCTACGCGCAGATCGCCGCCCTCACGCCGACCACGCTGTCGGCCTCGCCCTACATCGCCCACCGAGACGACGCCGGACCTCTGCGCCAGTGGGCTACCGCCAACGCTCCCGCCGCCTTCCGCCGCTTCGAGATCGCCAGCCTCGGCAACCGGGCGCCCGCGTCCGTCTCCCTGCCACTGGCCGAGTTGGCCCGCGAGACACTGGAGATCGTGATCGCGTACACCGTCAGCAACCGGGCCGGCGGCATGCGCGCGCTCCACGACGTGGTCGCCGCCGACCTGCGCCAAATCGACTACCACCTCGGCACGACCAGGGCGACGGCCGTCGAGGGCGCCACCGTGACCAGCCGCGGCTACTCGCGCACCGTCGCGCCAGGCGTGGCCTACGGCGTCATCCCGGTCGACGTCGACTACTGGAGGGCCGCCGCGTGATGGCAACGATCCGCCCGCTGATCATCGCCCGCGTCGAGGCTGCGACGCCGACGGTGGAGGCCGCGGTAGGCTTCCGCCCGTGGGTCGACGACGCCGCGGGCCCGCAGGACTTCCGCTCGTGGGCCGCCGCGAACCCGACAGCGTGCCTTCGCCGCTTCGACGTCGAGACCCCGGGAGACACCGACGAGGTCGCGGTGTCGTCCGTGACGCACGAGCAGGTCACCGAGTCGGCGTCGATCGTCGTGTCATATCCTCGTGACAATCGGTACGGCGGGCGAAATGGCTTGCTCGACACCATAGCCGCGGATATGACCGTCCTCGACGATGCAGCCGGAACCCGCGGTTTCAGCGTTAACCCGATCGCTGCCACGATCATCGCGTCCGACCACGAGCGCGAAGAACCCGACGACGCGGCGGTCACCTTCGCGGTGATCCCGTTGCGCATCACCTACTGGAGAACCCCGCCATGACCGCTTGCTCGTCGAAGCTGCAACACCTCATGGCGG